ACCGAAGTGCCTGACACTTTAGGTAGAACAGTAGCACTCGCAGTGCCGGGAACAAGAACCTGAGTCTGGGTGGCGAGAATCACCGAACCAGCACTCACCTTGCCGATAACAATATCATCTGCAATCACTGCATTAACCTTAGAGAAATCCACTTCAAACTCAATGAAGCGAGCCGGAGCAACATCCGGACGACCGAAACCAGCAACAGCCTTGTTCGGGTAGGTAATAGTAGCCATTTTGTATCCTTTTAGCTATAGATTGTGGAAGAGAGAAATGGGGGCCGAAGCCCCCAGATCAATTAGGCCGCATTATATTTCGCAGTGACGATAGCTTCACTCCTAAGAATCTTACGCCCGTAGAGGTGCATACCACGAACCACGTCACCAAAGGTGTTCTGGTTGCGGAGAGTCTCCACCTTCGACAGCTGTTCAGCCGCCGCGACCGCCGAGTCCTGACCAGCCACGATAACACCAAAGTTGGTATTCTGGTTAGCAGTACCATTAGTCGAGGGACCGTTACCAATCTTAGGCAGGTTGTTCGACACATACACACGGAAGCCATGCAGGTTCTTCAGGCGGAGGCCATTACGGAGGCCACCAGTCTCACCCCATTCCGACTGGAACAGACGCGAGTCTTCGTCCTTAAGCATTTCCATGAACACCGGGTCAACCACGAGCCAGCGACCTTCGGTATCAACAAACTGCTGATCCAGTCGAGTGGCCATTCGGGCAACCATAGTGAGAGGCGAGACTACATCAGTCGGAACCGAAGTGGCGCCTGGCAGACGAGGAGCCAGCGGGATCGAATGGTCACCAGCACCGGCAGTCGTAATGGTACCAAATGAACCCTTAACCAGCTTGTTAACAGCTAGCAGTTCGTCAGCACCAGCGGTCGAGACAGCCTTAGTACCAGGAATGTCCGCAGCCACACGAGCGGTAGTAGCGACCTGACCCGGAGCCGTAGGCTTATAGCCCGACAGATAACCAAGCACCTCAGCATCGTAAGTATCACGGAGGCGGTAACCGGCACGGTCAGTGGCCAGCTGGAGCCAGTTAATGTGCGAATGAGCCTTTTCAATGTCGTCGGTAGTGAACGAGAAATAGTTAGCCTGGTCAATAACCAGGGTGAAATCCTCGTCGATCATGTCATCAGCAACGATCTGCTGACCACGCGAATATGACTTGACCGAGATTTCCGGTTCCTTAATGATCTGAACACTCATTTTGTTATCGTGAAAGCTCTTTATCTTCCACTTCTGCATCTTCATCTTCGATGCAGTTCAGACTATATCTTCTCCCTCCTTTGAGGGGTCCAGCACTCGTGGACTCTAGATCAATCTTATACCCCATACTTGGAATCTTGTAGGGGGAAATTAACGAGATAAATTTAACTCCATTACTCGTATTGGCGCACAAGTAATAAAGTGTGGAGGTTTTCGTTTTATGAGTATAGATCTTGAAATCTACATCCCACTCCTCCGAAAAGTATTTCTGAACAATCTCAGCCTGTTCGTAGCTGCAATGTGTGTATAAGCTCACCTGAATGCTGCTTAGCTTACCGGTCCTTGTGGAATATTTCTTACGGAGATTTCCATCATCAGCGAACCAAATAGCTATAGCATGGGGTGTTAGCTTATTAAGCACCCACCTCTTGTAAGTTTTGGTAGGGGTGTACAGCCACTTATGGATAACCTTGAGGTACTTGTGAGTCTTGTGACAGCTCACCTGTTTGTATACCTTTCCAGTCCTTTTATCTAGACGCTCCCTATAATGTAGTTTTGTATCCTTGTGCCACTTTGTATAGGGGGTGCAGATACGTTCCAATAACTCCTTCTTGTATTTAACGAACTCTTCCTGTTGTAAGGAGTGTTCAATAGTAATTTTGCCTGTGTGGTGAAGGCTACCGTCACCGAGTGACATGCCAATAAGTAGTGCTTTATCTTGTTTATTCATTTGATACCTTGTAGTTGCTCTAGGCACTAAGGATAATTATCTAGAATCTAGTCGTTACGCCTTCCCGCGAACGGGCTTGGCTCGGTATTGCCATTTCAGGGTTTCACCGAATTCACTGGATTTATTTTGACGCATTACTGCGAAAGGTGACTAGTGTATCAGTCAATCACCGAACTGCTTAATTTCGCCCATGTAGTCCGAGTTAACAATGTCCTGAACGATGGACGACTTACGGAAGGCAAGCTGGGCCTTCTTCGAGTAAATGACCGGCGAAAATGCGCCGTTCGGAAGGTTGTTATAACCAGTAGCAGACTTAAAAGCCATGTTGTTTTCCTTATGAAGCCACTTCCTGTGGCATTAGATTATAGGTCTAGGAAGAACTACATAATCTGGAGGCCAACTTTCTGGGGTGGGAATTTGAGAGCATCGCCTTCCGGCCCATAGTATTGGGTATTCTTTCTTATTTCGTCTTCAGTCTTGTCGGGCAGGAGGGGTGTCTAGAGAGGCCCTCTGTCCATCAATGGGCTATTAGTAAGCCCCCGCTCGAATATCATGAATGATGCGTCCTTCTCGATGCGCAGCGAGAATTTCACTTTCGAGTTTTTCGTATTCTTCGGGGCTCATATCAGCCACCTCACTCTCCTTGAAGGTTCGACCTTTTGTACCAACACTAGGAGTGGTCTTAGACGGGCCAGTAACTGCCTTAGCAGCTTCCTGCTCCTGTGACTGAGGACGTTTAGTCTTAATCCCATTCTCAGTCTTGTATAAGTCTAGGATACGAGCAACATCTGCGGGGTTAGTACCCTCATACAGGATGTCCTGGATCCAAGACGGTTGTTCTCCAGCCCACTTATGGAGCTTGGAAGTAGGTGCAACCAGATCATCAAAATCCGGATGACGTTCTTTTAGAGCACTGATAGCCTGACGCTTAGCCAGCTCCTGCTCTTTCTGTTCGATCGCCTGTAGTCGAGTATCTAGGTTTTTACTACCTGACTTTTCTTCGACTAGTGATAGGACGATGCCAGCGATGTCGGGATACTTCTTCATCCACGCCTGAACTTCTTCAGGGGTCTTGGGTGGGGCCTCAAAAGAGCCCTTATTAGAGGCACTCTCCAGCTGCTTAATTCGAGTATTAAGCTCTGCTTCCCTCTGCTGCTGGAACCTGCGAAGGTCCCCGTAACGCTTCTTGAAAGTCTCCTCTTCTGGAGTGAGCGCTTCCTCTTTCACTTCCGTAGTAAGAGGCTTCTCCTCTTCAGGAGCGACCTCCTCTACTACATCTTCTTCTTCGGTTTCGTCAACCCTTTCGAGATCAGCAATCTCTGCCTCAAGATCCTCAATTGAACGACGACTACGAAAACCTTTTTCCATATATTCTCTCCAAGGGGCCATCTGAGATGGGTTGCCTTATCTGTTGTCTTCGTTACTATCCCCAGCTGAGGATGAGTTGGAAGAAGACGAATTATCATTTGAACTATTGTCTGAAGACCCACTTGTACCACCATTACCAGTGGCATCAGCACTATCTTTTGCAGTGGTAGCACTATCTTTTGTAGTGGTGTTAGTTGTGTTTGTATCAGGTCTAGAGACTAGGCCTCCAACAGCGTCACTAACTGCACCAACAGTGGAGTCTACAGCTCTCTGCTTAGCACTGTCTACAATATCTTTGACCCTATCCACCAATCCCAAAGCTTTTGAGCCAGTTTCTGTCTTGCTTAAAGCTTCTTTAGCAGCGGAAGTGACCTGGTCCTTTGCGTAACCTACCGCCTTATCAACCGCTAACCCAACAGGATCTGAGATAGCCTTAGCTGGGCTGCCGGTAATTGCTGTAGCAACATTCTCCAACCCGTTAACAGCTTCTGGATTATTGTATCTGTCCAGTGAAGCTCGGTCGGCTGCTAAGTCTTCAGCACTTAGTGGGTTACCATTCATATCCAAACCAGTACTAACTCTGTGCTCGAGCTCTGCTTTAGCTGCAGCAGTCTTCTTTGCCTGATCTTCTCTAATTGCTGGCCCCATAAATGACCCTAACGGCCCAAGAGCCATATTACTAAAGGTATTGGCAAAAGAAGCGCCAATTCTACCAGATTGAGTATTCTCCGCGATAGACTTAGTGTTAAAGTCTTTTGAAGTCCAATCACCTAAAGCCTTGCTTGTCCCAGTAGGGGCATCCTTGACTTCATCAGCCTGCTGCCCTTGCGATAAAGGGGGGAGTGTCGAAGACGCCTGCCCTGTCGCCGCCTGAGTGTTCATCTGTGAAGTGTTCTTCTGAACTTGGTTTGAAGCTACCTGATTTGGAGTTAGCGCAGTATTACCCTGTCCAGTGCTAGTCTGAACCTGCGTGTATCCTGCAGGAACAGGTGTAGTGGGCTGCCCATTCACTAACTGGACATTGATGGTATCCCCCGAGGGACCCTTAAACTGAGCCATCACTGGGGTAGTAGATAGAGCTTGAGTAGACTTATTTGGGTTAGTCACAAGCCCACCTGTAGCGAACCCTGGCATAACCTGGTCCGCAGCCTTTTCTTCGTTTTTCACTCCCATACGACCGCTATCTTCTAGCTCCTGTAGCTTAGCCTGAGCTTTTGCTACAAGGCCTTCAAGCTTCTCAACACCTAGAAAACGAACAATGTTAGCCGGGATAATATATTCACCCTTACTAACCTGTGCATGTACGTCGTCGGCTACATCCTCAGGGATAGCCCCCGCAGGCAGTTCCGTAGCAGGAGGAGCTTCCGTAGCCTCCCCCATTGTTGGAAGAGCCTCTTCCAGATTATCCATTACCAAGCCTCCTTCGGCGTACTTAGGCACATCCCTTTGAGACTGCCAGTAGTAAATGTCATTATTCAAGCCTTGTAAGTCTGAGGGGTTTTTAGTGTTAGCATAATCGGGCTCACTAAACCTACCTTGGAGATCCTCTCCGAAAGGGGAAAACTTGGGCTCAGTACGAGACCCTTCAGGCAGGTTCTCACGTTTCTGAACAAGCCTGGCCATAGTTTCTCCGGGGTCGTTCTGGTAAGTGTGAAAAGCACCCTTATCAATCAAGTCCCCTGCCTCATCGAGAGCAGAAGCAAGCTCTTTGTTCTTCATTCTGAACTTAACAGATTCTTTTCGAGCGACGGCCACATCAGATAGGGGGTAGCTCCATGGATTATTACGAGCTTCTTTAACGAGGGCCCTATCGTGCAGGTACTGACGACTTTTCTCGTCAATAACTGAACCGAGCTCATCAAGAATAGACTGAGCGTACTGTGGGTTAGATCCTCCATCCCACCCCTCTTTCTTTTGAATCTGGTGCTGTACTTCATGTAGGAGTACGCTCCTAAGTTTTTCAGGAGCATTGGTCAAGGACTTTGCTAACCCGAATGTGTTAGTCTCAGGTTCGTAGAAACCTAGAGTGCCTGATCCCATACCTTTTGAGGACATCTCCTCAGGACCTACAAAGTCAAGCTTAATATCCTTTAGTCCCGGGTACTCTTTATACAACTTATCGTGTTGTAGTAGGTTACCGAGTGTAGTGGATACAGTACCTTTCTTATCAATATCCTTTGGGATAGTAACTTTTGAGGAGCTGTCGTCCACTTCCGCTAGGATGTCGCCGCTTTTAGGGTTCTCGTAAGCCCCCCTAAAACTTCTAGAGAGTTCAGGGTCACGTATGACATCAGTGTCGGAATTCAGGGAGTTCTGTTTACGAGCCTCACCTACTTCTCGTAGAAGGTTGCCTTTCGGGCCCTCAGCTGACCTACCAACAAACATGTTAGTCTGATTAGGATTCCAAACTAGAGACCCCCCAGAGGCTGCCCCACCGAGCATTACGCTTCCTGCTAGATTAGTAGCTTGCTCCTGCATTTGGTCTTTGGTATAAGGAACACCTTTCAGGAGATTACCTGGTGTCTGTGCTGCATCTGTAGCAGCATCAGCTGTGCCTGTAATTAGCCCAGGCACTGCCCATTTCCAATCCCCATCCATGATTGCCTGACCACCAGTTTTACCCTCAGGCACTTCCATAGGTAGGATATTCAGTCTGCGGTAACCAGTAGTGGAGGAGCTTAGATCTCCACCCATATTCTGTTTATCTTGGTAGGCTTTATATAGTCTCTCCCTCTCGGAATCAGACTGAGCCAATTCATCTACGGCTGCCCTGAAATCCTGAGGGGAGAGGTTTAGGATGTTTTCATCATTTTCGGCCACTAATGGACTCCTTAAACTTCGCTTTCAAATCTAGTAGGGACCTGATATAACGAATAGAGCCCTGAAGTCGCCTAATCTCATCTACATCTGTAGCTTTTTCAAGCTTCACTCGTAAGCTTTCCAAATCCGATAATAGGTACTGAAAAAGGGAAGTTGACCCCTCCTCATTTACGAAGAAAGGGCCAAGCTGTCTAAGAGCTTCTTCTCGTTCCATCACTTCTCCATTGTGCCCTTGCCTGTATTCCCGTTAGCCGAGAACCCAGGCTCCCCCGGATTTGGAGCCATGCCAGTTCCTATGGTTCCACCACCTGCCCCAGTGGGATCAGAAGGGTTAGCCCCTGCAGGAACACCAGGAGCCCCTGTAGGAGCACCATCACCAGTAGTTGGCTGAGGGTTCATCTGCTTAATAAGCTCTGCCTGAAGCTGTGCATCTGCAAGGTTATTTACGACCTTATCAGGATCAAGATCAAGACTCTTAGCAATCTCACGGATAATACTATCCAGCTTAGCGAAAGGCATAAGAGCCGGATTACTAACCACACCAAGGAACTGCATCAGACGCTGGCTTCTCACCTCATTAGCCATAAGGCTCTCAGTGCCACGAGCCAGCACTTCAAGATCACCCTTAATCTCTGGGTCGTAGTCAAACTGCATGTTGAACGAGAACAGAGCCTTGCCCATGGGAGCGAGGAGGTAGTCGTCAATGTTTTTAACTACGGCTTTGATACCACCGTTAGCGGCATTCATTAGCATCGAGATGCCAGAGGCAGTTCGTCCTACCCCCTGAATGTCCGTCTGTCCATGAGCATACGAAGGAAACCCAGTGGACTCGTCCGCTAGAGCTCTGGCCTTATCAAACAGCAGCATATTCTGCTGGGAGACGTTGGGGAATTCAGTGCCATAAATAGCCTGACCAGGAGCACCCTCATCCCGGATAAAAATCTTACCAGGGTAGACGTCCAGATCCTGCCCAGGGGCTAAATTGGACTTATCCACTTCTAGGATGAGATTACCTGAAAGAGCAGCATTATCCACAGCCATTCTCATGAAGCCATTCATGAGGGTCTGAGAGTCTTCCATGTTCTCTGCGAGTCCAACACCGAAGATCGAGTAGGGGTTAACTTCGTAAGGAACGACGTAGTAAGGAATATGGGCAGGCTTAAACGGATTGAATACTAGACGAATTACATTCCCGTTACACACCCAGATATTTACATTCAAGGTCTCGTATCCCTCCAGGGACTTTGGGACCTTAATATCTTCATCCTCAAGAAGCTCTTTATCTACTAGACCCCAAAACTCCAGAACTTCAAAACGTTCCACATTGCCAGGCTGATCGTAGTCCGTCATCTCGGACTCCCAATACTCTAGTAGGTAATTTTCACCCCCACAGATAACTTCTTCAATAGCCTCTTCTCGGAAGTAAGGTCGGTTCTTAAGGTCTCTAAGATCCTTCCTGGACATCTTATGGCGTTCTACGACATACTGCGCGTCTTCCATACGAGAAGCATCCGGATCTGGGTAAAAGTCCCAAAATGAGACACACTCTACCTTAGGAACTGTTTTGAACACTGGGGTATATTCCCCCGTATCGTCCCATCGTGGGTACTCTTTGTCGTATGCAAAGGGCCCTTTCATCACACCAGTGCCATACAAGGCCATTTCAAAAGCCATAGTACGAAGATGTTTATTGGCGTGGCACTGTTCAAGTTGGTCTTGAATCTTCTTTTCCATCTTCTTAGCTGCTACATCAGCAGGATGGAAAGTGATTGAAGTATTTGTAGTGCCAGGACCTTCAATTAGCTTATCAATCTGCCCAGAAAGTTTCTTAGCAAGAGGACCAAGCTTTTCAGGAGTTACCGAAGAACCAAGAGCCCCTAGCATAAGGGGGCCCTCACCATCACCAGAAGATGATCCCTGAGAGGTGAGGTCCTTAATATCCGCGGAAGCGAGGGCGGGATCTGTCTCAAGGTGTACGGAGTCTAAAACACCTTCAGGCAGACGCTGTGGTTCAATTGAAAGAGGAAACTTATTACCACCAAACAGTACATCGACAATCTGCCCATAAGCAGCGAGAACTTTGGTCTTAGTTACCTTAATGAACACCTTAGACTTTTCAGTCTTAGTAAAACCCTCGTATACACCTCGGTAGTTCTTATAGGCAGTGAGAGCTCGAAGCTCCTCTCCCCGTCTAGCATTCTTGGCCCGGTTGTACCGCTCTAAAACATAAGAAGCAGCACTCCCAACAACCTTAGCTTCAGAAGATTCATCGACGTAGTCCTCAACTGCTTCTGTAGCATCAGTTGGGAAATCCCCCAACATTTCAAAATCTTCTTCCATTCATATTCCTGTTAATACCCAAAGGTTTCATCAAATGGCTTGAACTGAGGAGCCATTGCCACCCCGTCATCAAACCCGAAAGGTTTTGGTCTCGACATGACACCGTATCGTAATGCGTCATACAAATGGTCATGTGCATAATGGGTATCTACATCTTCTGGATTGTTCTTATCGAGAGGAATAGACGGTAGATAAGTGATTAGGTTTCTACAAGTGTTGAAGACTAATATACTGGGCTCCCCAGAGAACTCATTAACCTTCAGTAACCTGTGAACTTCGTTCTTACCACTAACTCTACTGCCCTTTGACCTATCTGCAGGTCTCCAACGACACCCACGCCGGATCATACGTTCCGCAATAGAAGGGCCTCGATCTCCTCTATTATGCCAGCAAGAGCTGTCCAGAACACCATACATGATGTTTCCATCGGAAGCTTCTGCAGCCAAAATCATATTAGCTAAGTCTTCTGCGAGTACCTTGTGAGTATACATCTCACGATATACAACCAAGCTGCCATTTGGAGCAATAGCAAACCAAAGAACGCCACTATAAGACCCGTAACCATAATCGCAAGCCCTAAACTTTTTCCAGCTGTAAAAATCATCAACCCCATTTAAGTATTCTTCTGGGTCAATGGTATGTAGAGCCTCTCTCCACTCTGGGAAAGCTACTCCCTCATTAGTATTCCAATCCCCATCAAGCAGCTGTCTACGCTGAGCCTCTGGCAGAGCCATTAGAGTTCTACGATAAGAGCCGTCCTTAGTCAGATGTGGGTTATCTCGAAGCTTAGCAGGGATGAAGCGACGTTTGTACAGTGGCTTATTGAAGTCAGGGTTCTTAACCCCGTCATCAATTTCCTCCATAGTATCAATCATTACCTCGCCAGTGTCAATATCTGTGGCCCAAAAAGCCTCACCAGCAGGAGCAGGATCAATAAACATACGTTTAACCCACCAACCACCAGGACCCCCTGGGTTGGTTGTATTGCCAGAGGCCCATACATACCCATCTTGCTCAATGAAGAAGTTTTCACAATCTTGCACTGAAATACAATAGACATACCCTTTATAAGGCTCTAGTCTAGTATCATTCCTCTTTTCACCCTTATCAACCTTCGTTTTTTGGGTTTTATGAAAGTAGACCTTGTACCTAGTAGCGTGTTCAGGGTTGTCGCTGTGGATTGTGGTGTATTGAGCCTTATAACCCAACTTAACTGCTATCTCAAGAAGATCTTTAGATAGTTGCAGACTTGTTGTTGTCAGTGTGCAGCTCTTATCACTTTGCCAATGGCCATCCCCCTTACTATAGCAATTAAAAGCATCTTCCAATTGTTTATAGGAGGCTTTTTCAAGGAATTCCCTTGGGAAGTGTTTATCTTTAGCTTTACCTAAGGTAGACACCCAACCTCTAAGTTCCTTACTTGTGATCTGGAAGTCACCATTAGCACTATAGGAAACATTACAACCGCTAGCTTTCATTACAGAGAGAACCTCTTCCTGATTCTGAGGTTTAAGCTGAGTTATAATTACCTTGTGATTGCCGTTTCTCACAGTTGTGTTGTAGGAACCCTCTGCAATATACCAACCTAAGAACTTAGGGAACGACTCTTCATCAAACCCTAAAAGATTTGGGGTATAAGAAGACTCAGGCGAGTAAGAAGAGGAAGATCTTACAATGTCGATAGACTTCCCACCATGTTCGTTAAACCTAATAAGCTTAGGTTCATTACTCCCATATGTATTATAGACAACTCTATGGTCAGGCGTCATAGAAGCTTTGAGGTTCTTCTTCTCAATCTTTAGTAGGTCTTCTTCTACATAATATTTGAAAGAGTCTGTAACAAGCTTTTCAACAAGGGCCCCTCCAGAGGTTAATGAGTAAACGAACTCGCCCTTTTTAACGTCCTGTACAGGTTTCCACCCCTTTGTTGTTAAGACATTGCCATAATCAACACAAGCCCTCATTACAGGGGCTAAAGTAGGATCTGTAGAACGCATACGAGAAGAAAGGTAGTTCCAAGCAAAGGGTGTAGGCCACTGAGTTAGCTCATCAAACCCCACCCAAGTGAACTGCTGACCCTGATATCGTAATACGTCATCATCGTGGTCTAGATAGGAGAACCATAGGGTAGCACCACTCGGGAACACCCATGTCTTATCCCTCTCCTTCCACTCAGCTTTCTTAAAGATCTTAGGGTAGAGCTTCTTACTTTCAATGATGAGGTCGCGAAGCTCTTCTGTTGTTCTACGAACAATCAGCCCTCTGAAGTTTGGGTTAGAAACATCTCGTAAGGGGTCTACTAGAATGGCATAAGATTTTCCCAAGCAAATTACACGTAATAGTAATCTGGGAAGGTTGGAGATTTTAATCTATAAACTAGAGCTTGCCTAGATTCCCCGATTGCCCTTGCAGCCTCACGAACCCCACCATACTCCACTCCCTCAACAACTACGGCTTTGCGCTTTTGGTTAGAGACCATCTTCATTTTGCTTACTTCCGAGTTCATCGGATTATTTTCAGTAGTCCACAAAGATGGGTGCGAGGAACAAACCTCTGAGTTTTTCATTGGGTTCATGTGTGACATCTGTTTTTTGATCCCACCACCAACTGTCTCATTGTACAGGCTAGGTAGATTCTCAACAGACACAAGTTCAAATTCCTTATCTAGGGCGAGCTCTCTTGTTTCAAATTCTTCTACAACAAACTTAAACGAATCAAAACCATAACAGCGAATAGCTTCCCCAAGGGGTGTTTTTGCACTTTTATGCTCTTTCAAACGTCGTTTTAGATCCTTAGTAACCCCAATATAGGACTTACCATCTTCGGATGTAAGCTTGTACAAGTAATGTTTCATGTTATCTCCAACACTTCGTTTTCACGGTAATTTGCTTTGGACCATATCTTCACCCACACCGTGGGGTTTCGCACTTCGGGGTGTTCCCCTACTCCCTCTCAGGATGGCCTCTGAACCTTGACCTAGACGGCCCTTGGATGCTGATTGTCTAACCAACTCTTTTCTCGAACTGTCACGCTTGCGCTTTCGGGCTACGTTGTAGTAAGAGTTGGAATAAAGAGATCCCAGCAATTCACGAAATTTATTTTGACTGGGTTACCCCAGAAAGGTGGCAGAACTAAGTCTTATGTTAACCACCAGCAGCACCGCCGTACAAAACCTGAAACTCTGACGCAGCAAGGAAGGTTGTCTGAGGACCTTCATTAGGCCTAAAAGCCACCTCATGTTCAACCTTATTCACTGGTACGTCAGGGGAAGCTTCTTTACGAGGTCTGCCCCTTGGTCTTTTCGAGGAGTTTGTGGACGAATTCGTCGTACCACTCGGTGCTATTACCGTTTTTGAGGTCGAACTCTCTGACCTCTTTAACTGCCTCTGCGAGGTCTTCGGACCATCGTCTAATGACTTTAATTCTGTTTCCGTTAGTTTTGTCACAATCAACCCTCTGTTTCAGCCCTTCGTGAGTTATCTTACGTCCGGTCTTGTCTGACAACCACTGAGACACCTTCCTTAGAGAGTGTCCCTCCTTTAGGTACTTACGTGCTTTATCCAGAGCCTCTAGCTCAAACACCACTGGGATAAGCTGCTTTGGATCACCTGGGTCCAGAGCATACCCAAAAGGAATACGGGAGCTTAGCCTGGGGGCAATGCCCCAGCGGCCAACAGCAAGGCTAACCATATCGAGCTCCCTCACTGAATTTACCATACTAGCTCCTCTTCTTCACCCTCGTATTAACACTACCCTTCACAGCTGTGTTATTTTTCTTGTTATACTTGTAGTCAGAAGGCTTACCACCTGACCTCTTAGCAGCCCTGTCTTTAGCCCTCTCAGCAGGGGTCATATTTCCCCTACTTTCCCCCTTTTTAGTAGCCTCTATAGTGCCCTTTTTAAGGTCACCAGCTTCTTGCAGTTTCTTTACGGCTACTGCATAGGCCTTATCCTTGCCCATACCATTGGCTACAAGCTGGCTTACTAGTCTATCTAG